GAACGCCTACTTGCTCGCCAATCTCCGATGGAGGAGCTGCCCCGCCTTTGAGTAGCACCCACGCGGCAAAAGTGAATCCCGGTTGATCCATCCACTCCGGCATGTCGTATGTCAACGGGAGTACTATTGTGCCGTTTTGTACGGTCCCGCTGGCAACCGGTGATCCCCAGAAATCTGCGGGATCTCTGGCCTCCCACGGATCGCCATCATTGGCCCACGTTGACACGTCGACGGTGCAAGTCGTTTGACTCTGGAAGGCAAATCCGCCGAAATGTGCACGATTTGAATCGTATTTGGACGGATTGAACAAATAGACGGGGACGGTCGGATGCTGAATGAGCGGATATCCGATCGGGTGGGGTTCCAAATATCCATAGCCACCGAGAGTGTAGCCGGATTCCCTCCATTGAAAGTTGTAATCTGCTGCAGAACTTCCCACATAAAACCCGAAGACTTCAACCGCTGAAATGCGGCAGACCTGTGCATCATGCGTGTCGACACGGTTATACGTGGTCCGAAACTTGATCCTCGCACCATCCCAGTCTGCTTTTGTCGCAGATTGCACTCCGGTAAAAGCGGCGCCGTATGTTTTCCACGCACTGGCGCTGTTAAGCGTTGCCACCAGCATTTCGTTCGTGAGTGCTGTCGATCCGTCGGACTTCACAATCTGCACATACAGATTGGTGCTATCATCCCCGGCGCCGAAATTGTTTGCGCGAATCGTGTAATTTAGGGCTGACATGCTGACGAAATCTGACGGCATGTCGATCAAGCCATATTGGGCTGTCGATTCGGCATCGGCTCCGACATTCTGCACGTAATCCGCATCACAGGCTGTCCCATAATCCGGATTGTCATCAATACTCGTATAGCTCCCGCTCCAGTTTTGCCAGGATGGCGAGACTTCATCGCTGACCGGAGGACGATGATATAGGTAGGGTGGACATTCAAGATCTGGACACTCGGTGAATTTGATGTGTGAAAATGCAAGCTTATTCCGCTTCACGCGCCAGTGATTTCCGGCCGCCGTGTAGCCAAAACCGATCGCATGAACTACGGCTAGATTATCGTGGAACTCATAGTAGAGATTTGAGTTGGGGTTTTGGCTTCCGATGACGCACTGGCGACCAGATGGCGTGCGATAAGGCTCCTTGAAATACTCAGGCGCAGGAACGTCCGCTCCCCACCAGATCAAATTTCGGCGCATATCGAAACGCCGCGATTCCGCCGTTTCACTCCCATAAGCGGCGATCACCGATGGCCCATAGCCGCCAAACATCATGTTGTTTTCGATATAGCGCCAGGTCCCATCCAGGCCCGTATTCTGTTCGTAAGTTGAGTGGCCATGCCATCGATCCGGTGCCATGTAGCCATTATCGTAGATCAAACATCCATAGATTTCGGTCCCGTCGGTGCACTTGCTCCACACACCAGACCCCTGACCATTCCCGTGTGAAATCAGGTGGATGAATTTAAGACCGACGCCTCCAGGGAAATCGAATCCGCCCCAGGGGAAGTTTTGATCCGGTCCAACGTATTCGGTTGACGTCGCCCAGTCTGTCGTTCTGGGCGTTCCATGATTGAGGCAGACAGAGTCGATCATTTCCTGGACGATCAACTCCAAATACATCAGCCAAACATATCTTGGGTAGGCAGATTCCGAGACGCTGTAGGCAGAAACGCCTCCGTCCAAAATGACGCGCGCCGTCAATTGATCAGGATAGGGACGGACCTTGATTGGCTGATTGTATGTCCCATAAAGCCTGACCTGATATCCCTTCGCATTCTGGCTCCGATCTGGATGCACATAGGTTCCCGCTGCAATCCAGATGGTGTCACCCGGCTGCACGATTAGATATTTTTGAAGCAGCGCCGAGTAGAGATCCCAGGGCTCCGCCAGGGTGCCGGGATTTGTCGATTGCCCCGTTGTGCTGACATACCAATCCGACATTGCATCACGGAGTCAAACTCATATCTGGACAGATCCACAGGTTTGTACTGGCGGCGGCGAGCCAGGGCCTGACCGTAACCCAGCCGGGCTCCTTTGGCGCGATCCCACCAACGGAAAATTTGTAGACATAATAGCCGCCTCCCCCATACCAGCTGCTGCCGTCGGATTTTAGATACGTGCTCGTATCCTTCACCGCCCCCAGATAGCCCGGCTGAGTTGTCAGGAATTCCCCGGTTCCATAGGCTGGATTGGCTGAATCTTGATACGAGACGTCAACACCAAACATGTCATCCGTCATGGAACCGTTGTCACAAAGGACAAACACGCTGAGCGTTTTCGATGCGCTGGCATCGTGCCAAATCAACATTCCGCCTTCAAGTGGCAAGAACTCACGTCGATGCAATCCGCAATTGGCATTGGAGATCATTTGGTAAGCCCAATTGCGGCTGCCATCGTATCCTGTCCTGTAAATCGTCGGCTGGGCAAGAGCATTTGTGAGCCCGAGAGTAACCCCGAAATTCAGGGACATTGGGGTGTCAGAAACACTTCCCTGTGCGCAATACTCTGCAATGAATCGATCACCTGGACCGGGCGAAGTCGTGAAGGCCTGAAGTGTAGCGTGCAGATCACATCTTCTAGCAAGAACATCAAATCCCAGCGTTCCAGGTCCCGCTGCGATGTATTTGAATTTTGAGATATCACTGTCCTCAACCAGTATCCTCTCAATTCCATATGGGGAGGAGAATACGCTAAACAAAGGCGCATCACTCGAAAGCGCATTAGGGAATGAACAGGCGCGGAATACATTCGAACTAACGGCGCCTCCCAGCAGGATCTTGCCATTGGCGGAATTCGGCAGATAAAAATCACAATTTTGCCAGAGGAACGAGCCCTTGTTTGTGGATCCGATCCGAACTCCAGAATCCGCCGAAGTGTCTGCATCAACATCGCAATCGATAAATTCAATTCGCCCGCGGTAGATCGGCTGCACTACGCAATTCTGTGAGGTTCCGCTATCGGATCCGATCACGATCCCTTTGTAGACAACAGTCACGTCATGCGCGCCCAGCGCAATGGCGCCACTGCCACTGCTCACGCATTCGTTCGCACCTTTTTGATACACCTCGGTTGTTCGATTGACAGAGATGCAGCGAATCGACTTGATATGCGAAACAGTTGGACCACCGGAATAGGCGGCGTTGTGATCATGCGCTAACAGCAACACATCACCGTCGTTCAGCACGCCTTCCGCGATCGCGTCAGCAATGTCGGTAAACGCGTTGTCCTCGAAATCATCCCAAGGAGTGCCTGGCGCACTGCTTCCGTGATATACCTTATAGATCGCCATGCTCTGATTTCCTTTTCTTTCTACGCCTGCGTGGGATGCTGAAACGCCCACGAAACGACTGTCACGTCCACTGCCGTATCAATCGTCGTTGTGTCCAGAATCATCTGGGCGCCGGATCCAGAAAGACCGCACGATCCCCGCCATAGTTCGCCGCCGCCAGAGTCCTTCACGACGTAATGATGCGCAGTTCCATTGGCGACCGGCGTTTCAGTCATTCCACTTAAGTCGGCATACGCTCTCGCCTTGGGTGGCGAGCCGCCATCGGTAGCGCTGTCTCCGAAAGCTGGAGTATTGAGCGAGTAAGAGACGAGCACCGTTTCAGATACATCTCTTACCTCCAAGTCGCCACCGTCAGCCAGATCAACAATCGCATCATTGGCCGCGATTGCGACTCCAATTGACAAAGTAATTGCCATCGCTTCCCTCTTTATTCATTCCGAACCAAGAGCCGCGCCGTCCATTGTTTGTAGCGCCCACCCAGGGTAGTCATGCGGCATGGGATGTCATATGTCTGCCCCAGAGTTCCGCCAGAAATCTTTAGCGTTGCCGTCTTGGTCGTATTGTGCTGGGATTCCTTGGTCAGTCCGACCGGGACGTCAAACGTTGCGGAACTGATGACGTCATTTCCGCGAAGTGCCAACCATCTTGACCAATTCCATCGCCAATCGACGATGTCGATCGGGTCCTTGTAAATTCTGAACATAGCTCATCCGATGCTGATATCGATTTCTCCGATGGCAAAGTTCAGATCGTCTCCGCTGCTGACCGTTTTCGATGCGGTCAGCGATGCATAACCGAGGCAGTTTCCGCTCGTCGCGGCATCAAAGATAGAAACATGCGTGATCGTTTCGCCTCCAGAAGCATTCGAGAAAAGGACTGCAGCGTTGTTCGAGAGTGTCTTTCCGCTGGCCGAGGTCCAGTCCGTACACTGAACCCTCGAAGAAAAAGCGGTGGATTCGCTGCCGACTCCATCATCGCCTGGGTCAGCGGTGTGGAGCTGGACGTACCAGGCCGATGGCTGGGCAAGCGCTTGAGAATTGAACAGGTAATCAAGAACGCCGTTTGCGACCCAAGCTGATGCTGGCATTTTTCAAGCCTCCGTAGGGCCTTAATCCATGACGAGTAGATCGTACTGGCCCTGCGGTACGTCCAACTCGAATTCTCCTTCAGGTACTTCCAAATCGAATTCTCCGTCGTTGACAACGAAGGCCGGATAGACAATGAATGTTGCGGCTTTAATATCCGCATTGGCAAGCATCGTCCAGCTAATTGACAGATCGACTGATGCCAGATGAACCTGGATCGATGAAGCCGAAATAGCCTCTGTCATTGACAGCTGAGCGTTTCCGTTTTTCGTAAGCTGTGCATCAGCGCTCATCGTCACCGAATACTGCACATCAGCAGATCCGTTGTGTCGCCTAGCCGCGATGGCTCCGACCGTTTGACTCATCGAAATCGCAGCCGACGCTTCGATCGGAGGTGCACTGACAATTTCCGCAGTTGCAGTGATCGTCATCGTCATGACGACCGATGCTGCGGCCTGATGTGTCTGAGTTGCTGATGCCGAAACATCAACATTGATCGAGCAGGGCGCCGCTGCACTGTGTATTCTGGTTGCCGCTGCAGCAATGGTTTCGCTGAATATTAAGTCTGCAGTGCACTGATGAATCTGCGCCGCAGTAACGGATACCGTTTGGATTGCGGAGATTGCGGATGATGCCTCATGGATCTGACTTGCAGCCGCTGCTACTGTTTCGGTCAGAGTGATCGTAGCCGCTGCGGCCTGTACCGTTTTCTCGATGACGAGCACGGTGATCATGGCACCGGGAATGCCGAACTCGCCAGACTTATTCAGATCGATTTCCGAGCCAGGCGTTCCGATCTGTCGCTGCGTCAATGCGATTTCAGCGGCAGCACCGACCGTTTGCGCGATGCTAATTGCAGCCGAGATTTGATGTTTCTGCGTGGTTGTTGCCGCGATCGTTTGGTTGATCACAACAGCTGCCGAAGCCTCGATTGGCGGAATGACCGCGGTGGCTTCAATCACGAAAGTAAACGACAAGTCCACCGCTGCGGCATAAGTCTGGCTGGCTACCGCAGTCAGCTGCATATCAATTGATAATGAAGTCGCGCCATTTAGTTGGCGAGTGCCAACCGCCGCGACAGTTTCAGAGAACACACAAGAGGTTGCGGCTGCGTAAATCTGTTGAGCAGTGGCATCGACCGTTTCGACAATGTCAATGGACGTGGAGGCAGATTTGAAAACTGCGCCCGTCGCGGAAATTGTGTTGGCAAGCGCAATTTCGGCCGAAAGATGCTGAAGATAAGTTGCCGCTGCCACCACTGTTTCTGTAATGGCAATCGCAGCAGCAGCTTGCCAAGTCGTACTGGTACCAGGTCGGACTGCAACCGTATTGGCTACCCACCCTTCGGCATCGGAAATCGTGAATGCGCCTGGATTCTGGGAAGTGCCCGTCAGCTCATCGGAACAAATCGCCAACATCGCTCCGTGGACCGATTGCGAATACCCATCAGCCAATTGATTGTCCGCGTATGCGTAGGCACTACAACTCGAATCGGAATCATTGCCATATGCGGCCACCCAGAGCGTATCGTCACTTCCCCAGCTTGGTGACAATGACGGCGGATCCGGCGAAGTACTTTGACCCGTGGCGGCAGTTCCAGCTTCTGGTGGAGTGCCTGAATCATGGCCCGTGATTCGATAGCAGCACCAACCAGCACCCTGGGACGCGGAGGTATCAACGCCGAGATCCGTCTCGGTACCAGCCGCTATCTTGTAGAAGCATGTCAATCTGCAATCGTCGGAAGTATTCTCCGTCGAAAACAGAGAAGTCCATGCCTCATATCCCGTCGCCAACGTCGCGGTTGAGGTACCATCATTGACGAAGAAGACGAGCAGCAGGTTTCCGGCGCTCACCCCAGAGGGCAGTGTGATCGTGTGACTACTGGAGTTACCGCCAGAGTTTCCAGTGCTCGTCGCTGCTACTTGAGGAAACGCCATTAAATACTAGATCCCAGCATGGCGATGTCGTATTGAATCCCCTGAACTGCATCAGGAGCCCTGATTCGCAGAATGTCCGAAGAATCAGCCGTCACCGGGTAGCCGGCCGCACTTGGTGCGACAAACAGGACGATGCCCTCTGGTTCGATTAGGACGGCATCATCAGAACCCTTTAGCCAACCGGCCCAGGGATTGGCCGCAGCGCCTCCGACCTCCGCCGTCGCGTCTGGATCTGTGGACAAGAGTTGGATGGCAAACGCGCGGATCCTTGCCACGATAAACTGTCCACCAAAGATGTCTTCGAGAACACCTGAAGTCAGATCCAAGTCATCATTGCTCGCCGCGGCCACTGTCCGACGATCGTGGAACAACTTGTCAAACTGGCCCTTTCCCGTCCCGTCCGTGAACCGCATGACCAGCGCCAGTGCGTTGGAATCCCGCGCCGATCGGTCGGAGTCACCGTCGATCTTGTAGTGGTTCCAGCCGAAGCTGATCCCGATTTCCGCACTCAGTTCATACGTGAAACTCATCTATCGTTCCCCCAAACTGGGTTCAGTCGCAATCGACTCACTGGCTGACAAACGGCACCCCCGTAGACATCGGCTGCGGAGAGAAAAACGGCGTGGACCGAGTGACGGACTTGGCCCGCCAGTCTGATGGGGAGATGCGTTCGCCAGACTGCCAGAGGCCGATCTGGCGGCTCTCGGCCCACGCCTGATGCCGCACGAGGCGGCTGGTGGTGGATTCTGTCTGTGCGGCCCACGCCCATCCTAGCCGCACCATTGCCTCCGAGGCGTCCATTCCGGCCCAGCTTAGGCTCCCAGTCCATCGATTGCCCCCGAGCCTCCTGAGGCCTTCCAGGCGGCACACGCGACCCTCGCAGAGCACCCGTAACCACCCCCTGGCCTGCGGTCCCCACTGCTGATCCATCTCGGGAGCGTCGATCCCGGCCAGGTCCAGCTCCCGGCCGTCGGCCAACGTCACGGTGTCGCCGTCAACCACGCGCACGACGACGATGTCCTGCGCCGCCGCGGCCGTGCAACAGGACATCAGGAGCCAGAGTGTAAGGACAAAATCACGCAAAGTAATTCTCCGGCTTAGCCCGTTCGGACGGCCAACCGTCAAACAGGCTGTATGCGAACACCTCGGTATCCGAGCTGGCAACCTCCCGCTCCAACGATTCGCACGTCACCCAGCCGCCGCCGTCTGGTCCGTCGAGCTGCTTCCCATGAGCACGGCCCCACTGGTTGCGACGATACAGGCACCACTCAGGCTGCGTGTCGAATGACAGAAAAGACATCTGGTGTGGCCATTGATCCGTTCCCTGGAACCAACTCTTTCCGCGGTCATCCTTAAGGGCCATCGAATAACCCCGCATGGAAGCGATGGTCACAAAGTAGCCGTTGCAGACTGCATCGACGATGGACTGAACGTCCCGCAACCTGGCAGTTCGTTTGATGAGGTGTTCCGCCGACTCAGTGAAGAACGGGGAGAGGTTGGATTTTGAATATCCCCAGCCATCGGCTACGGTTCCAGAGTATGCCGGAACTCCTTGGTAGTCTCTCCGAAGGACCCCGTACTTGACCACGGTGTCCGCCATCCAAACACCCAGGCTACCGGCCTCTCGCCCCAATCGACCGTTGCCACCTTCCGGCATCAACCGAGAGATGCCATAGAGCCACGGAGGAAATGGAACCTTGAACCCTTCTATCTGTCGACAGCGCACGATCTCCCATGCCGCGACGGCCGCGATTGCGATGGCGGCACCGAACGATACGCAATTATGGACGATGTGACCATTGGCCACAAATGCATGATCTTTGTGAGCCACTCCGATGTCGTAAACTTCGTGCGGACCTTCGATGTACTTTACTTCGGCCACTCGCTTGCAGATGAACGAATCGTCTCTCCAAATCTCTCCGCGTCGTGTCTTGAACCAGGTGACCCGATAAAGTGGTTTTGCATTTGGGTACGTTCCGTTTGACCGAAACATTTCAGAGATTCTCGGTTCATAACCAGCGTGAATCAAACTGATGTTGACGCCCCTGACGAGACTGAGGCTCGTCGAGTCGAAATAATTCCTGCCGTTTGCCTTGAATCCGTCAGCTGCTAGCAATCCGTTCACGAAATTTAGGTCGCCAATGTATTGCTCCGGAAACTTCTTCGATCCGTCCTCAGAATAGAACCACTTCCTGAGGACATCTGCAAGACTTTTGGAATGGACGCGAACTCTGAGGCAATCCCTATCTGACACATAGCCAGTCGTGCGCGGGCGGTATCCGGCATTCTGAAAGGCTGCTTCGAGCCACCTGGCGACATCATCAGTCGGCGTAGCGATTTCCACGGATCCATTGGCTGCGTAACCATTTCCCGCAAAATAACCGAGCAAAAAGTGGTCGAGACCCAAATCAACTCCGTCCCTCTTGGGTAACGCATAGTGAGCTGGTTCCAGCACCAGATCACCAGGCCGCAATTCTCCCGCAGTTGTCCACTGAGCATGTCGAGTCTCGAATGCCGCAGCTACTTTCGTTGAATGCGACTGTTCATACCTGGCGCGCGTGACTGTCTTCCCTTCGACAGTAGGAATCCTGTAGACCAGAAAACAATGGTCCTCCGTCGTTTTGATCGGCAATCCACCGCGGACCTTCACTTCCACAAGTGGCTTTGATACTTTTTTGACCGCCGTGCTGATCACGGTGGTCTGAGTGCCATCCGATGCTGTGACACTGTCACCAACTTTGATATCACAAATTCGCTTTGGCTGTGGCCCATCCACGATCGTGTCAGCAGCCAAGCAATCGCCCGTCTGCTGCTCGTAGAGGATTGACTGATTGATATCGAAGCCGAGCGTCTTCCAAGCATCCCACGCGCATGTGCGAGTCGGAGTGACCGTCGGTCCAGTCAACGCGAACGGCTGAAACCGATGGCGCATCAAGGCCCAGGCCTGTCGAGCCTCCGCTGGGCCACGCCAACCGAACTTTCGATCACCGCTGGGCATTGGAGAGTCCCTCGCCAATCTCACGCAGCACAACGCCGTATTGCTTCACCGTCGTCACCTTTCCGTCTTTGATCAACTGGTCTACCGCATCCCCGACATCGTAGAGGAACGGTCGCCACGCGACCTCGAGCGCCCCGAGATCCGTGCGGTTTTTCTGCGTGACTTGTTCCCTGGCCGCCTCGATTGTCTTGATGCTGCCGGATGCCACCGCTGATGCCGTCGAAGTGAAGTTGCCGCCGATCTTTGCCATCAGTTGTCGGCCATTGGCTTCAATCCACCGACTCGCCTCACGCGAGACCTCGACCATACCGAACGAACCTGGATCAGGATCTGGGTCAGGATCCGGCCCGGGTGTTGCCAGGATCTCAAAGACAAACTGGAACGGCTGATCGTTTTCGATGCCATAGATCAGATAACTCCCAGGCGGCCCGTTGAACACCAGCCATCGTTCGCTGCTTTGGCCGGTGAATGTCTGAGCATAGACGTTGACAAATTTCCCGTTCACCATGCCGATGACCCAGCAGGCGCCGGAATGTTTGACCGTGACAAACTGATCACGGGGCGACTGACGAGGCGGAACGACCTCTGCGCCCCATGACCAGGCCACGGATGAGCAAACCAGCATCAGGCAAAACAAACGAGTCATCTGAAACATTGAATCAGCAACCCAATCGCCGTTGTCAGTAACACAATCAACAACCAGCGTCGGACCAACTCCTTGTCGTTCCTAGCTCCCAAGAATCCCATTCAGCCATTCACGCAACTTGATTTCTAGCTGCTGCAGGTCGACGTTCGACACGCGATTGATCAGGAGAGCAATCAGCTTCTCCGCCAAGACTCGCAGCACCCAGTCAGGCACGCCGAGCGATTCCGCGTAGGCTGGCGATTCCTGACCGTCGATCGCCAGCACCAGCCGGTGCGACTGCTCGAAAAGCTCACGCCATTCTGGACTTTCGCCGTAAACGTTGGGCGGATCGATGTCCTTCTTCTGGTCGAGCCAGCCGACAATCCAGCCAGCGGTCCACAGACCGATCGATGCCGTTCCCAGGTCCAGCGCCTCCCCGCTGGTGAATCGTTCATACAATTCCTTCACTTCCGCAATCGGCGGCACAGTGAAATCGTAAGGCGTGGCCATTTCCATTCTCCTTCTGTCTCAACTTTCGATGGTCGTTTCGTACTTCCATGTGGGTGTCAGGCCTCCCGTCACGACGACATAGGCCCCGTTGTCCCCCGCGTCTGCATCTAGATCCAGCCAACGATCCCCTTTGTTCCAGGTGACGGTCGTCGTACTCGGCGGTGTTCCAGTTCCCGCGTACACTTTCCGCGAGCTGCCGTGATTCTTCGTGAGATGCAATTGATCTGCATTGCTGACGGCAACCACCGATCCCGCACCCTGCAAGTCGGTCTGATTGTCCGCGTAGACTAACAGACCGCTGCTTTTGATCCAGCTGGCCATTACGTAAAGCGTCGACGCGCCTTCGTTCACAAATCGATTGTTCTCGACATTCCAACGCGCCGTTGACGGGATAGAGGTAAAGTAAATGAACGTGGACAGATTGTTCGACAACCTGCAATCCTGGACGACGAGCCGCTCAGCGGTTGAATAGAGATGGATGGAGTAATTGTCGGAGGCATCCTTGCCGATGCGCGAATTTCGGACGTCGAACAGTTCCAGGAGCCCGTACACGTAGCTTGTCCCGCTGCCGACGGAAGACAACGCCTTGGCCGATCCGCCGTATGTTTCGCTGATCTGCAAGTCCGCACCGCTGGGATTGCGGACAAAGTAGATTGTCTCTGGATTGATTCCGGTGGGCAGATTGGCAGGCGTGCTGTTGTAGAAAATGCACTTGCGATTCGCCGCCATGCCGTGACTGCCACTGCAGGTGATGACGTCCGTCGGATCGTCGATGGAAACCAGATCACGATTCCGTGGCACATACAGCACATTGCCACTCAACTCGCAGCCGTCGATAATCACCCGATCGCAATCTTGATAGAGTCCGATGGACGGCTCATCGTTGGTGCCGTTCGTCGGATGGTAAATCCTGGAGTCTCGAACAATGGTTTCGACGACGTTCCATAGTTCCAAGGCTCCGCTGCTGGCCGGCAAGTCGAAGTTAGGCAGATCCATCACCAGCTGGTCAATCGAGAGCCGATCCAGATATCCTGGACTTCCTGTGTTGTATATCCGAATTCGCCCATAGGCTGCGGTAGATGCGTAGACGTACTGATCCGTGATGCTCAGTGACTTTGTGCTACTCGCAAAATTGCCGTAAATGGAAATGATGTCGTCGAACGATCGACAGCTGTTCAAAACACAGTCATCGCCAGTGACGCGTACAGCTGCATAGCAATCATGATTGTTTCTCGTGACGCACCGATGCGCCCGAGCACGATTTCCTGCGAGCGTCAGGCCAAAACAATTGCTTGTCGATGCTGTAGTATAAGCGTTCTCGAAAATGCAGTCTTCGATCTCAGCATCATCTCCGACGATGCTGACGAGCTGCCCATACTCTGTATTCGTCCCGCTGGCGACTCCGTCAAAGTCGATGTTTTCAACCCGGAATCTATCGCCGTCGATGTAGAGTAGATATCTCGTGTTGGCGGTGTCTGATCCTCGGTAGATCCTCGGTTTGACTCCTGCACCGCGCACGGTGATGTCATCCAGAGAGATCGTGACGTATGACGTCAGCCCGCAGCCACCCTTGGGAATGATGATTGTGTCGCCAGCAGAGGCAGCAGCTACGGCAGCCGCGAGAGTGTCGTAAGATGAAAGAATGCCATCAGATTCCAGCACAACCTTGTAATCATCGTCTCCCGTCTGAACATAGCCATCGTCCGTCAGGTTGTGATTGGCATAGGCCGCCCAAAAGGCCGCGGATTCCCCATAGGCATCGTCGAAGATTGACGTTCCTGATCCGTAGCCCCTAGCCGTGTTTCCGGCGATCTCGACGTCTGATACATCAGCGCCGATGACCGCGATCGCAGAGCTGTTTGTTCCCTTCGGAAGTCGATTGTTTGTGACTTGAATGCCGGAACCCGGAAGATGATAACCTTCAACGTAGTTCGTCCCGCCAGTTGTGGTGAAAGTGATCGGCGTGCCATTCTTTGCCGCCGACACCTTCATCTGTGTGGTCGACGGCACGGCGACGACCCAGTAATGAGTCCCAGGCGTGATTTGTGCTGGCAGGCCAGTATTCTCGCGGAAGCGGACTCGGCAGGTGACTTTCATGCCATGCGCTGCGCTGGTCGTAAGCGTATCTCCGGTGAAATCCGTTACCGTGCTGGTGGAAATGGCTCCCAACTGAATCGCCGTGGCTCGACGATGTGGCGATGTGCCACTTTCTTTTCCGCAATCAATGACGTCGTTGTCGTCGATCACGTTGTTTGACCCGGCCAGCAGAATCCCAGCATATCGGCAATCGCGGATCACGTTTCTACGAACTTGGCAATTGTTGGTGTAGACTTCGTAATCCTGCCAATCAGTTCGCCCGGAGCCATTTGATCCGCGAATTCCAACGGCAACGCGTTCGATGTAGTTCCCCTCAACGCATGTATTTGAGCCGCTGAGAATGATGCCGTCGCTGCTGACTGGTTTCCCATCGCTTCCCTTATATCCACCCAGAATCGTGTTTCTGATGACTCGCGCGTCCTTACAGCGAATCTGAATCCCAACGTTATTTGTCGTGCCGGTCAAGAGGATCAGGTTGTTGGAATACTCCAATCCACAGTCCCCCTCCGCGTGCGTGTCCAGAATCACTCGCTCATCCCAGTCTGGGGGATTTCCTGGATCTGGCTCCAGATTGACCGTTGGTGCGAAACAGACATTGCCGTCAATCTTCACATTCAACACGGATCCGCGACGATCATAGCTGCCGACATTCTCGCCGATCGTCGTCACCGCGTGGCGGCTGCCGCAGAGGTAGCTTCCGCGAATTTTGCCGCCGTTGACGGTGTTCAATGTGATCCCGTAGGTGCCATCATAACCGTCTGCGGTGTTGGTTTGTCCGAGCAACCCGTAGCAATCCACGTCGATATCGGCACAATACCTAAAGGCGAGAGAACCGACCCCCTGTCTCGATGTTCTGACGTTGTAAACCCGCGGCTGCAGCGCACCGCAGATGTAGAACATGGTCTTGTAATTTCCTGGCAGGGATCCGCTGTCCCATTCCACGGCGATGTTGGAGATCATGATTCCGTCATATAACGACAAGACCGCCATCAGTGGCGAGGTCGTCATGTATTCGATGACGGGATCAGAGACATGCCCGTATCCGCCGTTTCCGTCCCATTCATAGACTTGGTGGATCTCCATCGGGTACTGATAGGCATCCCAGCCATTGTGAGCCGCGAGTCCCTGCTTGCCGTCGCTGGACCATAGCGCCACCCAATCACCGTCTGCTAACGTGACTCCGCTAGGTGCAAAGCGATCCGCATAGGCTGATTCCATCGAGAATGAATAGGTGGTTCCACCGGCTGGAGAAAAGCTGTAATTCCAGACGATCGGGAACGGACTGGCAGTGCATCGGCAGAGGATCCTGGCGCTGGGAGTCAGTCCCATCAGCTGCTGGTTTCCGACAAAGGAAAGCTGCGTCGTCTGGATGACATCACCATCCAGAATCAGCCGTCCAGTTCCCCAACTGTTCAACTGAGTGAGTGCCGCCTGCAGCAAATCGTCATCCGTATCCCATGCACCCGTGCCGCGGACGACAATGTCCTTGTCGCCGTATCCCAACCGATCCGGCCGCCAGTGCTTCGCGTTCGTCAGTGCTACCCACGGCTCTGCCATCAGATTCCGTCCTCTTCAAATTGCGTCAACGCGTAAGTCTTCACACCGTTAGAAAAGTAGAGCCCGCGACTGGTCCCGCTCTGTACGTAGTGGAATCCGACGGACAGCGGTTCCGCTGGCAATGAACTCGCGTGCGTGGTGAACGCTGTGGCCGTCACTCCAGCGATCAGATCGGCAATGTCGACACGCACCGTCTCATGTGGATCGACATTGTCATCCTCGACCGGAACCCACGCCAAAGACTTGTCCGCCAGCTCCGACATCAGCCGTGCGTCCAAATCGAGAATCCCTGCGCCTTCCAGTTCGATCGGATCGGCCATGCATCACCCAAAGTTCAAACGTCGGAAATTGATCCACAAATGTGTACACGTCGCGTAGTCTGCAAATGAAGGGTGGTTGTTTCCGCAGGTCACATCCATTCCGATGCATCGCGTCTGCGTAAATCGGTGGTAAGACTGTCGAGATCCAGAATTGATGATGTCCTCGCGCGGAGCAAAAATGCTGAAGTAACTACCATCAATCATCTGCCATTCGTCATCGTCGTCCCACGGTGCGGGACGTTCGTACAGTCGGGTCACTATTGAGTTGATCTCGTCCGTCCACAGTTCCCGCGGTTCGTACAGATCCCGCTCGCTCTGTGCAAACCCAGACATGCCTCGGGTGATCAGCCATTCGTGGGCCGCCAAAACAAATACGTGATGTTCTTCATCCCACGTGCATCCATCAGCCGATCCCCAAATGCGCTCATGATTCCAAGGTGGCCATCGCTGCTCATGGTGAAAAATGTCGGTCAGCTCGCTGGTAAACGATTGCTGAATTCCCTTGATCTCGTCCGTCGACGGTGTGCTCTCACCGCCACCTTCCGTGTACCACGTCCACCAGCGGCGAGCGTGGCGGAATGCCCACACGTATTTGTCCTGCGGGATCTTCTCATCAGCTAGGTTGCAAATCACATCCTTCGCCGTCTGCTGCCGCTCCCGCCAGGTTACGTCGTGATCGCCGGCATACTCGGGGAACGTACCATCGACGAAGACGACATCAAAAACGTTGTCGTCATCCCCAGGATCGTTGGTGATCTTGGCGATACGCAGTGGACAATCGCCGAACGAAGTGGCGACACGCGCGGTCTGACGCAGATCGGCCTGCAATGAGGCCATCTGTCGTTCAGCGGCGGCGATTCGCTCGACGGTATTCAAAACGACAGCTCCTGGATCGACCAGAACACCCGAAACGATTCGATTTCGTCTGAGTAAAACTGATTGCTTTTCGGACCGGATTGCTGGGCACCGACTACCACCCGCGCAATGCGATTGTTCTGTGGATGCCAGTAGAACTCCCTACCGCTTTCGTCGTCGATCCCAGACGTCGGTGCGAATAAATTCAATCTGCTTTCCGACAAGTCTTCCCATTCGTCCTCGTCATCCCACGGCGAAGGCCGATGTTGGATCTTGACATATCCGCCGTTAAATGTCGTCGTCAGAATGTGACCAGGCTCCGGCGGAAAAGCGATCGCTCGTGCTCCCCAGCGGATCCCCAGCCAGAACAAATGCTTTCCTGCGCTTACCTCCCAGCGGTGTTCATCATCGTCCCATGTCAGCCCATCAGCCGATCCCCAGTGCTCTTCTCCGGGTGGATTGAAATGAACGTGGCGATCTTCGTTGTGACTTACATCTTCCAAATGGTCATCAGGATGCGTCGGATTCGACGCTCTATAAAACACGCCATCGAGTCCCTCGATCTGATCATAACTCGGCGGTGCTTCTCCTCCCTCGGTGTACCAAGTCCACCAGCGACGACCGAAACGGATGGCAGGAACCCTCGTATCGGCTGGCACCTTTTCGTCCGCTACGTTGCAAACCACGACTCCTGAGGCGACCTGTCTGGCCCGATAGGTTACCTCCTGTTCGCCGGCTTCCTCGGTGAACTTTCCATCCTGAAACTGAATATCAAAGGCGTTGTCGTCTGACTGCGGATCTCCCTGGATCTGAGCAATCCGCATGAGCTGAGATTGTGGAGATTGAGCAACACGAGCGCACGTCATCTGCACGTCCGCCGTCATGGCGGCCAATTGTCGCTCGATTACTGCGACTCGCTCTTGTTCGTTCACACTGACACCGTTTCAAAGTCCACTTGGGAATGATCAGTCGCCATCGTCGTTACCTGCCCAATGACGTCGATATCCACTGAGGTGATGACCGAGTTGATGATGCGGTTCATCTGTCCCGATCGTCTGGCCGGTACTCCGTTGAACAGCAGTACACCGGCGTCGGCGGTCATCAAATACACGTTGCCATAGATCACCATCGACACCATGTCACCAAGCCTGAATTGATTGGTGACGTGGTGGACGCCCATTTGAATTGCCTTCCTCGGCGTCGAATACCAGACGTAAGCCCTAGCCGCCAGGTCCAGCATCTCCGGACGGTCGTCCCTGGCGAACATCGGCACCGTCGTTCTTAAAATGGATCCTCCAGAAATCTCGGTGATCGTGTTGGGAATCACCAAGTCCAGCCGCATCCGATCGCCCACGCGAAGCACCAGGATGTTGTCGATATGAGCGACCGAGTCAGGCACCGCAGGATAGGCCGCCTGCACTCGGTGATCGCATCTGGCGTAGACGGTAAAGATCACGTCCGTCTGATAATCGACGATTCCCTGCTCCAGATGACTAACCGGATTCGCGTAGCCATCAAACTCGACCGGCCAGGCCAAAACGTGCGGCAATCCGTGGGGACGGATCGTCAGGCCGAGCTGCTGCGGGTGCATCGAGAGCGAGCAGCCGACTCCTTTGGCCGCCTCGGGCCGCATCTCGTCTTCTGCGGTGACGGACGAGGCGGCATCGGCATATACCCAGAAGGATTGGCCCTGTTTGTTCTTGATCTTGATCCCGGCGAACGGCCTGCGAAATTCGGCCAATGACCCATCCTGTGTCTCGTCGGATGGATTGTACGTGTCTACCTGAAAATTCCACTGTTCTTTCAGCGGCAAGTAGTCCTCGAATCGTAGGCCAGCTTGCCAGACATCGTGGGGTGGAGTCGACGCGGCCCATCCTCCAGTTGCACCGAGGGCCGGAAAGACGTAGTTCTGTGGGCCTCCCGTCCCGTTGCCTGCTTTCATGTCCCAGTCTAACGGCACTCGATAACGGCACAGGACATGCCGCAGTTTGTCACTCATGCGCACGCTGTCGTTGCGCGTCATCTGCTCGGTGATATCTAGCTGGTCGTAGGTCGGTGACGAGCTAATGCCTGCGTTGTAGGCGTTCTCATCGGCCATCGTCCAGTCGGGTTCCAGCGTTCCATCCATAACGCTGACGGTGAAGACTGCTCCCTGAAAGCCACCCTCCACGATCACTTGCGAATACTGCCGAAGCACGTCCGACGTCTCGCTGAAGGATCCCATGTCCGCGACGCTCATAATGTTGATGGTCCGCCGGTTGGTATTGGCCGGGACCTCGGCACCGCCTGGCAGCACCGTACCGTAAGGCTCCATCGATGCAATCTGAATCTCGACGCCTGAATCGTCGACGTCTAACCACCAGATCATTCCGCTGGTCTTGCTGATGAGATCGTTGAAGATCGACCAGAGTGTGCGCCCCTCTACCTCCAGATTTACCGGAATGTGACCGTCCAACCAGTCGCCGGCACCAGTGGAGATCGACCAGGGGGGACCATTGGCATCGTTCGGTTGGAAGTAATACAACAGATATTGGATAATGTCTTTCGCCGTCCACAGCACGGCGCTGTCCAGCTGCTTGGCAAATGCCCCGATTCCCGACACATTCTCATACTGGGATTTGTTCTCGAACTGATACTCCCCCATCTGCCGGTGACCGCGCTGGGCATTGAATGGCACTCCCCGGTCGATGGCGATTGTCGATGTAATTAGGCCCCCTCCGACGGTATCCACGATTCTTGATTGACGAATCTGTTTGCGAGTGAGCAGTACCTCCAAGCCCAAGGCTTCGATGTAGAGATCGCCTGCTTCACCGAGCACCTCGCCGCCCAGTGCCTCTCGCCGCACATTGGTGATCAATCCGTACCACGTCAAGCTGCGCGGCGTGTTATGAACGTACCACGTCGAGTGCGGCTGATCCCACCGATAAACCGTCTGATTGTCGACTTGAAAGACGATCGCACCATCCAGCAGAATCGATTGCAATGCCGTTCGCTCTCCGGCATTGGCGACCGTCAGAATGTTCGGTGTGATCTGGACCTTGACGTACTTCCACAGCAATTCAGAGGCCGGTTCAAACGATCGGTAAAGCCGATATTTCTCAGCGATTCCAGCAACGTAGGATTCCTTGATCAACCCGTATCGCTGGCGAAAAACGACGCTGTCAATCTGCGTGTTCGTCCCGAGGTTCAATCTCTGCGGTTCCAGGCCGAGCCAGGTCACCCAGCAATCCGGATCCCAGACGGCCGTCGGGTCTTTGAGCCAGACTTGCCAGGTCGCTGCGCCGCGCAGGCGTCGCTTGTCGTCGAGATAGATCGGGATGACTGCCATCAGAGATTCGTGAACAAAAGGGTCCAGCTCACTCGAAGATCGAACATATTCCCAAGGACTAACGGATTTGCAATCGCTAAGTTTCTTCTCAGGTACACCACTTCGCAGCCGAGCACGATCACGCGGACGTTCTCGAAATCAAAGTCGTAGCTACTCCACACGAGCCGCACGCTCCCTAGTCCTAGCAACGATGTGTAGGACGCATACAGTTGCCTTCCCAGTGCCACGCTCGGCACATCGATGATTGACTCCCGCTGGAACGTCGGCGAACGCAGGCCAATGATTCGCACCGCGTGGTAATTCACTCCAGGCCTCGTGAACACCTCCGTCCCGTATTGCTGTCGACTCGGCATATCACCAAGCCAATGACGGAACCGATAAGGACCGAGCATGTCGAGCGTGGTGATCACTGCGCCGGCTCCGGTACGCGGGGACGAGTGACCTTGCGCGTGTTCTGCTCAATCTTCTCCATCGCATCCCTGGTGCGGAGATCAGCCGCGCCAAACGCCTCTTGAAACATCTGAGTGCGAGTGGGTACGTTTCCCGCACCAAAGCTTGGGCTTGGACCGCCGCGAGCCGTCATGATGCGAGTCAATCCAAGTCGCGCCCAGTTCACGTTTCCTTCTTCGTCATACAGATTCATCCCGAACGGACCTTGGGTCAGTCCCCTTCTGGCCAGTTCGGAAACGATCATGCGCTGCCGAACCTCGGTTTTCATCGCCTCGGCATCGAACGACCTCGCTTCCTTAAATGCGCTTTTCTCCTCCTCAATCACTCTCGTCAGCGCCATTTCAGGAATCTCGCGCTCGATCTTCGATCGCTTCTCTCGAATCAGGTTTTCATCGGCCATGCCTTTAGCCGCCGCGTCCTGCAAACGCAAAACCTCACCGTATTGACGAACGAGAGTCAGCAACGCCTCCCTCTGCCTGATCTCGGTGAATCCCACCTGCGTCAGTTTTTCCAGCGAATCGATGTTGGCATCCCGCAGTTTCTTCAGCCGCTCTTGCTGCGATGCGTCCTCCGCGAGTCCCTGACCTCGGAACCACTGAGCACCAGGACTGACCGCCGACAATGCGATTCCCGCCTGGCGTGTATAAACTTCAGTTTCTGCGCCCTTCGTCGGTGACAAAGCCGCGGCCACGCCGAGGCCGAATGCCTTGTCCGCAAACGACTGCAGCGCAGGAGCAGCTGGCGCGATCTCTTTGGCACTCCGACCGGATGCCTCCCCGGCCGCGAAGACGCCTCGGAGCAGGACCTCCGGCACCATACCCTGGCCGGTCGCCTGGATGCCGATCTCTTTTCCCAACTCAGCTGGGATGCCAACCTCGGTGGCCTCGAAGATGTTCCGCGTAGCCTCCAGCCCGCGCTCGAAACTTCCCAAAGAGGATTGCATTGCCTGGGCCAGGTCGAAAGCCTCTGCGAATGGTGCCTTGCCTCTCGATACCTCCAGCACGCGGAGTGCTCGCTCCCTCGTGGTGCCTTCCTCTTGCAACGCCGCGAAAGCCACCATCTCTTTCATCGTCTGCTGTGTCTGCTTGGAAATCTCCTTCTGACTCTGCAGCCAGTTCTCGTGTCCCTTGACAATCACACCCACGGCACCGCTGATGGAAGTCAATGGCCCGAGGATTCCGATCAATGCCGTTTTGCCGACGGTGCCGAGCTTCTGCATGGTGCCCTGCAGTTGCCCGGTCTGCACGGTCATTCGCTGTTTTTCATTTCTGGCCGAGACCAAGCCAGCCTTGTACTCGTCCAGACTGATGCGGTTTTCCTTATAGGCCCGCTTCATCTGTTCAATGTTGCGCCGGTAGCGTTCCAGAGGCTGCAACTGCTCCTCGAAGGCCCGCTTGGCCATTTGGGCGCCGCGTCGCGTTTCCGCCGCCATCTCCTTGTACTGATCGTTCAGCTCTCGCGCACCATCTCTGGCCTTCGCCATTGCCTTGAGAAGGTCTTGCGGATCACCGGTCATGGTGATGGTAACGCTCATCGATTCAGTCCGACGGTTGCAACGTCCGCGATAGAGGGGTTATATCCGGGGTTAAGTCCGGCACGCCAACGGGAGAACTCCAGCTCCCTGAAATCATTTCCGTTTTTTTTTCCGGCTCCTCCGAGTCACTTGGTGAGGTTCGTTGCCACCAGGTCTCCAAGTCCACCACGGCGTTCAGGATCTCGGCGCGGGTTAAATCGTTCAGAAGATCGAGTAGCCAGACCTCGACGGCGGAGACACGATAATTTGCCTGCAGGGCAGTCACGCACCAGTCGGCCGCCTCCGACTTCGTTAGTTCGATTGTGTCTCCCTCCTGGGCATCCGTGCGCCGGAAGGAATCCATCAGGAAATCCCACCACTGCTGCGCCACACGGAACAACGGCTCGTAGGGCGACATCACTTCGCCGTCGATCCACTTCCCCGTCGCTGGATCCAGCGCCATGCGTCTGGGCAGATTAATGAACGGGATCAGTTGACCGCTCGGCATCGCGTGACAGACCCGAGCAATGGGAACGTGCCAGTGCTTCCCGTCACCCAACTGAACGTCCTTGCCATCCAGCACGCTCTTGCGGACCAAATCAGAGGGTAACGGCTGATGATCGACATACCAGCCGATCCAAAGGTTGGACGCTGGGCGCTGACGCCACTGTTGCCGGTCGTGGCACATTCGCACCAGGGCGGTCTGCTGAAGATATCCGCCACCGGCAATCAAGAGGCCGTCGCCTTTGTCAGGTCCGTTTTGGATCACGTCGGCGTAAATCGCCGGACCCTCAAAGGCGTAGAGCAGTTCCCGCGGAATCTCCCGCTTGTGCGTGGCCGGCACGTAGTGGATGAACTCCACGGGTTGAATCCTCCCTCCGCGTCATGACAGGGTCTGGCCGGTGCTCACCAGAATCGGAGCGTTTGTGCCGTCATAGACAGACTCAACGACGAGAACGGCCTCGCCTGGCCCGTCCAATCCGGCGCTGAATAGCGTGTCCATGTAAACCAAGCCTGCCAATGTGATTGTGATGTGCGCCGCAACGTTCAGCGCGATGCCACGCTTCCTCAGCTCCAATGTCGTATTGGCGTGGGTGACAGAGCCACCGGCGAGGCCCGTGACCGTACTCCACCATTTCGGATCTACCCCACGCACGGTCATTCGCGGTTTGAGTTCCGACAATGTCGCCACCGTGGGGTATGGATCGGAATCCCCGCTCTCATGTGTCACAACAGCACCAAAATCGATGCTCACGTTTCGCTTGCCAGTGACGGACACCGCGCCGATCGTCAGTCCACGCATCGTCCAGCGGCCCTGGGGTGGCGTGGGCCAAGTCTCGGCGGGATATGTCGGCAGCGTGCCCGTGTCACTCTTCTGGATTGGATCATTGGTTCCGTCCCACGCCGCATAGGCTTCATAAACCAATTGGGCCGAGTTCATGTGGTCCACGGTCAACGATCGCGGGACGATCAGCCCCAGACCGATGTTCAGCTTCCGATGAACGGCGCCGCTGAGCACTCCGGCACACGTCTGCTTCTGGCAATAGACATCCAGGCCCGGTTTTCCAACATCGTTGGTGATGCATTTCCCGAGTAGTCCGAGCGCCGTGATAGCATCCTCCAGGCCAACGGTAGTAAAGGCGATCATCGGTTTGGTCTGGCTGTGTGCGACGGAATCCGGGTAAACGGATCCACTCGCCTTTTCCTGGGCTACCTCCGGATTGGCCGAGGCGTTGATGTTCGTGATTCCATAGACGTACTCGGGACTTCCCATGCTGGCATCTTGAAACGCCACGTGCCCGGCTCTGTAATCCTCAGACCATGCCATCGCTCGCCCCCTTATGTCGTGACGGTTTGCCTTCCAGCAAACGATTGCAGTCGTTTTTCAATGAACGCTTGTTGGCGGTCGTTCATGTCCTTGAATTCGTCAGATGTGATGGCCCGAAATTCAGATAGCATATCCGGCGTTTTCTTGCCGCGTGACTTCGGTCGGAAGTTGAACGCACGCACCGGCATCCGGACGTGAACGCTCTTGAATGTCGCCTGGATAGTGCGATTGGCCGAGAGCTGCTCCGACCGGCCGGACAACACCAACGGCCTGTCGTGACCGAAGACCTTTTTCTTGCGGAAGGTGTAGCTACGGGATCGCTCGGTGTACCCATAACGGCTGATCGCAGTCCGTTTGAAGTGATGAGGGCGGAGCTGCTTGTGCCAGTATTCTCCGCGAGCGGTGAACGAGTCTTTCAGCACCGCCTTGACGTCGCTCTGCTTCATGCCAAGGAACCCGCCCCAACTGATGACCGCCTTAATTCCGATCATGCGTTCACCTCGTTGGTTACGAGCCACGTCCAGAACTGCACGACCGGAAACGGCTTCTCCTCCAGCGAAATGGCCGGCGCGCCGACGGGGGAGGCCTCACCCACAGAGAAGCATCCGTCCAACTCGGAGAGAAACGCAACCTCCTCCATGATCCCGATGACGATGTCCTTAAACTCGCGGCGCGCCGACGGTTCATCCAGATCCGTTGGCAGTAGACGCTCAAATCGAACCGCTAGGCGGACGTTCGCTAAATGCTCCCACGTCAGGCCACTGGCAGTATGCCGGAAAGTGACCTCGGCCTGATCGTCAGGTGGATGAATTAGTGCGAGCGGATAAAATGCCTTCCAAGTATCTTCATCGAATGCGTCAGAATCGGTCGGTCGCGTCACCTCGTCGACAAAGACCCTGTCCGCCGCCTCAGCTTGATCTAACGCTCCAACCAACGTCTGAAACACGGGTGACGACGAAATGGAGAAGATCAAGCGATCTTCCGCCCGTGTCAGCGACGTCGTTCCCGTGGGCAGGGGCATGATCAATACCGTCTCAGTTGTGGTCCGACTTTCGCCGCGGCCTCGTTGCGCCGCAGGCCAATGATGGCCAGGCCCGTTGTCAACCTCCGCACTCCAGCGCCGGTCGTCGGATCGACGCTGTACTCCGTTTCCGTTCCGTCCTGCTCCTCAAATGTGAAGGACGCTCCGAGCTGCGGATCCTCCACGCCGCCCCACGGCGATCCAGGATTGGTGGAGATCCAAATCTCTCGGAATCGCGGCTTGAGAATGTCGCCGAACTCCAGATCCCGAAAGTCCGTCGACTCCGCCCGGATGACGGCTCGCAGGCGGATCGGTTCTTCCGCGCCGAATCGGTAGACAACGGCAACGCCTTTATCTGCAAATAGCTGGAAAAGCGGTGTGATTGCGTGTCTTGCGAAGACGGCGCGGAAGAACGACGACATGACCGACTCCCGCGATCAGCTGTAGACGGTCGTGATCATGAACCCACATTCTGTGTGTAACAGCTTCTCGTCCGTATCGTGACGCACGCGGACGATGTCACTGCGAGTGGCTTCGTCGTAGTACGATTCGACCGTACCTAGAAAGCTGCTGCCATCTTCCGCCCAGTGCATCGTGCGACCGATGCACGGCTCGCGCATATCCTGCGTTTCGGCTACCTTCAATAGCATGGCGTAATCGCCCCAGATGTGGCTGATCGTTGCCGCAGCACCGAATGCAGCGGTATTCTGAGGAGCGCCAGCCACAAGGACCTGATCGACCCCAACCGCTTGCGCGAACTGAGATTCTGTCAGCTGCGAAGTCTTGATGGAATCGCCGGCTCCAGCGGATGCGATCGTGTTGGTGATGTCCGCTTCCAGACGCGCTGCCTCAAAAACCTTTCGATTCATGATCAGCGTGTTTGGATACATCCCCGTGTTGGCGAAGAAGTCTTGCCTAGCCAATCGAATGTCTGCGCGAATCGTAGCGGAGCCGCCATTCCAGGGCGCAGCTGCGGCATTCGACAATGCAGCGTCCCCGCTGTAGGTTGTCGAAAACAAAATCGCCGCAACTCGGCGCTCGAAATCCTCCAGGATCGTGTGAACAGCCCGCTCCATCGCGAACTCTTCAGCGTTGATGTAATCTCGATACATCGCCGCCTCACGACGATCTACCGGCTCCTCCACGCCGCGTTCCTCGGTCGCATAGGTGTCCTTCGTGAACTGCGTCACAGATCGCCAATATCCCGACCCCGGCGCACGCCGAAGATCGATGGCTTTGCGGAGCATTTCTTCCAGCACGATCTTCCCGAAGGTGCTGGATTGTTTGGCCACTTCAATGACAGGGAAGAGCATTCTGGCAATGTAGCCTGACGCAATCGACGGCAAACGCAACTCAAGATAAGTCGCCAGGTCCGTTCTCAGCGTCGCAAGAGTGGTCGCTGGTGAAGGCATTTTTTGATTCCTTGTGAAGATTCATGCGTTTCCTCCGGTTCACAAGGACATCTAGACGTTTGCTCACCATCAGGTGGTTGCGTTCAATGCTCCTTCGATTGCTAGGATGATGATGATGTCATCCTGCGCACTTGCAGCAGTCAATGCGATTCCGACCGTAACACCGCCGGTGGGGTTGACATCATCGACTCGGCCCGCGGCCTGGGAATAAAGCGCCGCACCGATAGCCAACGATGAATGGGCGCGGCCAAACCACATTGCCGGTACTCTTGCGGCGCGAACGGAACACGCTTCACCACTCACGGCCCCTCGTTCCGTCAGATAGCCAATCGCCAAACCGTCGGCGGCAGCGGCTTGCACTTCGCCGCTCGAATCGATCGTGACCCTTGTGCCAGCAGAAAGCGTGGCGCCGGCCGGGAGAGAAATCACAGGGCCATCCTGTAACATTGGGAAACTCATTTCGGTTATCCTTTCACGGTTTTTTGTTTCAAAAGCCCGCCCGGTCAGTTAGTCCGGGCGGGGATGTCCCGGTGCTGCGCACCGAAACCGGAGGGTCAGGCGTTCATCGCGTCGGCGATGCCCGGGAACTCCTTCAGTACGAGATTGAATGCTTGATGAACGGGGATGCCGCGCGCGGTACTAACTTCTCGCGCCTTCTGTTTGGCAAACGCCACGGGATCTTTTCCCCACGGCTGATCCGGCACGGTGTCCTTCGGCGGCCCAGCGTGATCCAGCGGCGGAGCACCTGGAGCCTTGGCCGGCTGATCTGCGGCCGCATCCACTGGTGATTGCGGTGGAGGCTCTTTCGCCAGTCCGCCACCTTCCGCCGGCTTCTGCGACTGCTGCGTTTCCAGCTGCGTGATGCGTGCCGTTGCCTGAGCTAGCTGTCCAGCGAGCTGGTCGACAAGCGCAATCATGGCCTCCTCCAGTGTGGTGTTAGCCTCAAGTTGCGCGATAACGAAATCGCTGGTGGCACCCTTGAGCGCCTTCAGTTGCTGCAGCGTGGCGGGAATTCGATCGTCGCCAGCGCTTGCGTTGCCCTCTGACATGTTTTTTGCTCCTGTCTTCTGGGACAAAACGGATAACTTGTCTTGCACATGCACTGGCACGTTCAAGAATTCAGGGATGGGTGCGCGAGCCGCCACGGCCTTTGCCCCCGTGAGTTCATCTGCGAAACCTTTGTCGATCGCTTCATCGGCCGACATCCAGGTTTCGGCGTCCATCAGTTCGACAAGATCGTCCTCCTCCATGTCCGTCTTGTTCTTGTAGGCGGAAACGATCGAGTCGCGCAGTTTGGAGAGCATCGTGACGTAGGAGGCGATTTCCTCCGCACTCCCAGCCACAGCACCACGCGGATTGTGAATCATGATCAGTGCGTTGTCGGCCATGTAGACCGTGTCGCCGGACATTGCGATCACGCTCGCAATCGAAAGAGCCATGCCGTCGATGTAGACGTTGACCGTCGCGGAGTGTTCACGGAGTGCGTTGTAAATGGCCAAACCATCAAACACGCTGCCGCCAGGCGAGTTGATCCGGACGTTGATCGTTTTCACCTTCCCGGCCTTGCGCAAGTCCAGCGCGAAGCTCTTGGCCGTAATCCCCTCCGACCAGAATCCGTCCCCGATTTGGTCGTACAGCAGAATTTCCGCCGTTTGCCCACCCGCCTTATTGATTACGTATGGCTTGCGTGCCTTGCTGGCCATTCGCCTGACCCTCCAATGCGAGTTGTAGCACTTGATCAAGTCCCATCTGACTGCCTTGCGGCATCGGCAGACGCGCCAACTCCCGCCAGTCAACATGCGGTTGATCCGCAAACTGCGTGTTGAATTGCTCCGCCGCCTCAGCCGCCAGCGTGATGATGTAAAGGAAGTCCTCTACGATCTCAGCCGCCACCGTCTGCCACTCCTGACCGCGCTTGCCATGCAGCCTCCGCGGTGATGTCAGACCGTTGGCGATCTCCAGAAGATCGGCCGTTGCATCCTTCAGTGGCTCGATGTACGGCCAGGTGGGAAACAGCCAACTATGCGAGAACAACGGAACACCGCGCTGCCGCATCGCCACCAAGAGATCGTTTGATTGCGATGTGCCAGGCGTCGACCATTGGCGAATCTTCCAGCGGTACACTTCACTGTGGAACACGGAAGCAAACCACATCTGGAACTGGCGAAACATGATCTTGGCCTGTTCCATCGCGCCACGCCAACCGCTGAAGTTTGTCTCGCTCGCGTCCAGCAGAAAGACGATCAACGGGAGGTCAAGATTGATCGCCATGATCTGCTGGATCTGCTTGGCATGGTCGAAGAACGTCGGATTCGGCACGTTCGATGAGAAGGCGGAGATTTGCTCCCCTGGCAGCCCGGTGTACCACATCCCCGCACTGAGATTCGCCATCGGCCGCATTTCACCTGGCCGGCAGGGATCGGCCTCATATGTGTATGGCTCCTCGTATCCCTCAGGTGGTTCCCAGCCCTGCGGACGTTGCCGTGCCATCGCAAAGACGGACACCACCTGCTGCTGGACCAACTTGGCAAACTGCACGTCGTCGTGCATCGCGGCCGGGTGCGCAATCGGACACAGCCGACTGACCCCGCGCGTCTGCGTCGTGCGCTTCGGGTAGAACAGGTGATACAGCAGTCGATTGCCGCGATCGTCAAATGCTGGATACGCCACGGCCGATGAAGTATCCGGCCGCTCGCCCGCAGGAATGTCATCCTTGGCCAACCAGTACCGGACACGCTGGCGATACTGATTCAACTCGACGCCGTGGATCGTCTTTTTGAGATCAACCCCAGCGCCGCGAGGAGTCCGCAGCCGATGATTCTCCACGATCTGCAACCCACCGGTATCGGTAGGCAAAACGACCGTGTCACCGTCCACGATGATGTGCCGCAGAATGAGTCGCTCCATGTCCTGGAACGTCTTCTCACGCTCAAAGTCGGCTTCCGTTCGGCTGTCGCACCACTCCGACCACAGGAACCGCAGCAGCTTGTCGGCGCCGTTGTTGCCCGTCTGCGGATCGAGCCGGAACCCGTTCTGCACGATGTTGCCGATGGCCCGGCTAATCCCCTGGCCGATCAGCACGTCATCGCGGTCCAGTGCCCTGGCCAACTCGACGATGCGGAAATACTGGTATTCCGAATCGTAGTGGTAATCGGCGGAGATGCCGCCGGTCGATACATCGGTGCGTTTTGTCTCAGAGCGTGATGGCTGCGATGCCCGATAGTAGGCTTCAGCGTTGAATCCCTTCCGCGTCTTCCATTGCTTGCACGCCTCATCAAAGCAAGCGCTGATGGCTCCGACGTTCTCGTATTGGCGCTGTCCGTTTCGCCTGCTCATTCGCGCATGCCCTCCAGATTCGCGTAAGCGAAGAGAGCGTGCGAGCTGCTGCGCTTCGACGTGATGAACTCCTGGGCGGACTTGCGAACAGTCAAGAGTGACTGCGAATTGAACCGGGCATTCTCGCCACCGACGCCGCCAAGTCCCATCTGCTCGGGACGGAATCCCAGGAAGAAGTCAACCGCTTCGATCAGCAAAGTCGCCTTGTCGGAGGAGTCCTCGCGGCGATAGTCGAGGTTCTCGGCGTACTGCCGACAGAAGCGGTCGTAGAGCAGCGTAGCGTCGGTTTCGATGGCGGCCATTCACTCTGCATAGCCACGGCAGAAAAAAATGGCCAGATGAAAAACGCCTTGGATCTCGTGGATCTTAAGATCCAGAAGATCCACGAGATCCAGAAGATCCACATGGATCTCAAGATCCACTACGCTTCTGCGACCGCCAAATCTGCTTCAGACGCGGATTCCGTAGGCATTTCTTCGGCGATTTGCTCCAGGATCCACAGTAGCGCAGTCGTCGGCCCATCCACCGCCGCACCCGATTCGAGCCTGGCGTTCATCTGCTGGGCCGCCCGTTGGACGCCGATCAGGGCCTGCGTTTGTCGCAGAGAGAGCCTCGGATTCACACGGATTGTCTGCTTGCGATCGTAGGCTGTGGCTGCCGCAATCTTCAGCGACAGTCGATGCACGATAAACGTCCGCTGCCGCTCCGCCTGCTCTTGCAGTTCGAGATGAATCTGCAATGCATCTCGCGCTTGCTGCTCCGTCTCATACGGTTGATGCGCCACATGCGGATCCCAGTTGTTGCGCCCGCCGAATAGCTTTCTGCCGGAGGGCAGCTGCCGCACGATGCACCAGCCAAGGCTGACATCCTTCGGCCCATCGCGGAACATGCGTTGGCCGATCACTTCCTGAATGCTGTACTCAGGCGGGACGTTGTCCGTTGTCGTCTTTTTCATCTTCGTCATTCCGTTGGTTCCTTATCGCCATTGCGGATTCTGAAACGTGTACGCAGGCTGGCCAACCGGCGCACTGCCTGACATCGGCTGCGAAGATCGAGGCTTGACCGCAGTCCGATTCCCAAAATTCAATCGATGGCCGGCAACGCAGGCGATATACGTCGCATCCAGCCAGTGATTCTGCCGACGCACCGGCTCCCAGACTTTCTGATAGCCGCGGGTGGGAAACTTCTTCTCGACTTGTCGCTCCGCAGTCAGATGTCTGGCAAACTCGAAATGCTCCTCGGGTTGGATCGACGCGAACAGCGTGAGCCGTCCGGCGCCGCCATCGTCGCCTTCACCGATTGACAGCCGGTGATGAAGCCACGTCTTCCAGTGGTTCGCGTCTGCAATCACAAATCGTTGCTTGTGAATGTCGAGATATTCCTCGTATGCACCATCGCCTAGCCACCACTTATCACCGGTCTGTTTCTTCGGCTGATGGAATCCGGAACCGACCTGTCCAATGCCCAATCCCATCAGGGCCATCCACCGCTTGTCCTGAAGTCGCCTGATCGCTTTCGCGACTGCCGACGTTGACCATCGCGCATCGATCAGCACCAGGTGATAATCCGCCTTCGTCCAGGTGGACCCGATACGTTCATGCAAACGATGCAGTGCCTCAAAGATGGCAACGTCCAACACCTCCGGAGGAAGGGCCTTGTACGGTTCATCCGCAATTCGGCATTGTTCTTTGGCCGCATCCACTTCGGCTTTCCTGACGACTCCAGTCTTGCCATAGTCGATGATGTGACCCGTCTTGTCCGGCTTCCAGGCAATCGCCGTCCAGTGAGCGACGAGCTGATTGATGTCGATTCCCAGCGTCACCAACTCGAAGCCGTCCGGAACCTGTCCACGGCCGAAACCCAGCTGCCGACGTTGAACCGATTCCGTCGTCAAATCGTCCAGATCCACGCCAGTAGGTTCAAACGGAACGGCCCAGACAAACTGCGACATGCGACGTTGCTCGCTGTCCTCGTCCGTTGCCCGAGCTGCCCGCCACTCATCCAACCCGATGTCACCGGCCGTCAGCAGCAGATTGTGGACGGCCGACCACCGAAAGCCGAGAGTAAGCGTGTCCGGCATGTCGCCGCTAATCTCACCATCCTGATCGATCGTCTGTCCGCGGTGCACCAGTCGCGCCTCTCGATTCGCCGCGCGCCGTTCCTCCTCAGACCACAGCTCACCACAGATCCGACACGCGAACGTCGCACCATCCAATGCCGCTTTCTCACTCTCTGCATCCTTCCAGCCGACGAGATCATCCCGCCCAGGCAGCACCCACCCGCCGCAGTGCGGACACCGAAGATAGATTTCAGTGCCGCTCCCAGCTATAAACCGCTCCCACGTGTGGCCATGCTTTGTCGTCAGCGTACACTCTTTGTAGATCCGCTGGAACATCGTCGAGTAGCTACGCACACGAGCCTCAATCTGTGCGATCTTGTTGGCCTCTTCGCTTGTTGATGTCCTGCGATCAAACCCGTCCGTCTCCGTCATGCAAACCACACGCGACGTGAAAGACGCGCGGCTCTTGTCGCTCCCACCGGCCGTCATCCACTTCAGAATCGGACCATGCCGAAACTGAATCGCCGACGCACTGCCGCCCTTAGATCCCTTTCCAGACGTCGGCAGATACTCAGCAAACCTCGTCCGCATCAGTACAGGCTCAATCGCCTGATTCCACCGATCCCTCGCAATGTCATCGTCCGGCGCTGCGGCGATCACTGTCTCGTTCCGCTCAAACAAGTGATACAAAATCGGAATCACGAATCCCACCAACGACTTTCCCGACTGACTCGGCCCGGTGATCACAAACTCGGTGTACCTTCCAGAGTCAATCTCGTCGTACAGCAGCCGAGTGTATGGCTGCCGATCCAACTTGAACCGCAAGTCCTGATATTTGCCAGACGGGATGATAACCTCCTGCTCGGCAAACTCCGCCATCGTCCGACACCTGATCCCCTCCTTCGTCTTCGCATTGATCGTGACTCGCCGCTCGTCGACCAGCTCTATCCCAACCGGACCAGAAGTCGCCACCGCCATCGTCACCGCCGCTCCTTGTACTCCTTCAAAAACTTAGCCAACCGTGCGTCGATCTCGTCCATCGCCTCCTCGTACAGCTCCGCCACGTCATTGCCAAACTGGACGCTCAATCGATGCGAAATCGTCCTCAACTGGTTGACCAACTCCTCCAGGAAGTCGTCCATCAGCTGGACATCAACCACCCGCCGCAGCCTCTCGGCCAGCTCCAGCTTGGCGATCTCCGTCTTGATCGACCGCAGTGACTCCAGCGACTGCGACCCACTGGCGGACAGCTGAACCGGCGCCGCCTTCCCGCCTCGGCCGTCCTCCACCACCGGAACCTTCCGCTGCCGCACCACCCAGCGGCACATCTGCTGCACGTCGTACCCCGTCGGATCCCCAGGACAGCCCCGCTCACGCCACGCCTCGATCGTTTTCTTGCTGACAGCGAACCACCGAGCCACTCCCGTCTGCGTTCCCAGCGTCCATTTTCCCGATTTCTCGCCGTCAGATTTACCCATATCCCTATGGCATTTCAACTTACGTTCTGTGAAAAATCAGTTCGACCACTGGCTGGAAGCC